ATAATACATAGATGTATAAAGTAATAAACAATAAAATAGAAACAGAATTTCCTAGCTTAGACACAGCAATGGCCTACGCTAAGACTCTAGATGCTTTTGTTAGCATCACAGGAAGCAAATTTGAAATTGTAGGTATGTTTGGTGTAGACAGCATCGAGAACGGTAAGTGTCCAGATGGTGTTACCTACGATTGGAATAAAGCAAGCCGCATTGGCGCTGCAAAAAGACGTTAACGGGAGAATTAACATGAATGATACACTCTGGATACTTTTGGCATTATTTGCCAAACACTTTATTGTAGATTTTCCGTTACAAACAAAATTTCAATGGAGTAATAAAGGTACGTACGGACACCCCGGCGGCGTACTACACGCTTGGTTACATGGTATGGGCACTCTACTGTGTCTGTATTGGGTTGCTCCAGTTGCTGCATGGTATCTAGCATTAGCTGACATGGTCGTTCATTATCATATTGATTGGGCTAAAATGAAACTTAATAATAAGTTAGGTTGGGGTCCGACTACACATGAACAGTTTTGGTGGCTATTAGGATTTGATCAATTCTTGCATGCCATTACATATATAGGTTTAGTAGCGTTAGTAACAGTATAAAGGAAAAGTTATGCCTTGGATTGAAAACGTAGCGGCAGATGACATCCCAAAAAGATTTCATCACGAAGCGGGTGAGAACAGTATGCTGATCAGCATTGTTGATCCAGCAAGTTGGCGTCCTACTCCTGCCCATAAGTTCAAAGAGATTCATAATTTTGAATTTTTGGATGTAGAAGAAAAAGACGAAGTGCTGGAAGAAGCTATGAAGTGCAGTCAAGAACAGGCCGACGAACTTGTCCGCTTACTGCAACACGCAAAGGATAATCGTATGAATGTGGTTGTTCATTGTTATGCAGGTATTTGCAGATCGGGTGCGGTTTGTGAAGTTGGAGTTATGCTAGGGTTTGAAGACACTGGTCGTTTCCGTAGTCCAAATTTGTTGGTCAAGCATCGCATGATGAAGGCTTTAGGTTGGACTTATGATGCAGACGAAAAGCCAAATATTGATGATTGGCGAACTATGAGGCCTATTGGAGATTAATATGTATTTGTGTAAAGAAGAAGTCCAAAAGATTTTGGACACAATGGACAAGTTTCCAGATGCAAAATCTTTTGAGTTAGTACAGGACAGTCATAGTGGTATCGGTAGCGTTACTGCTTTGATTGTACATACTAAAATTAACGGTCTGGACGGTGAGTTTAGAACTGAGATTTCGGGTGTGGAGAATTGGTAATGAATAATCAAATTAAAAATCTAATGCTCGAAGCAGGTTATGCAGCTCCTGAGATTGCCGGCCGTGCGCAAGTGTTTAGTCAACTGTTAATTAAAGACTGTATTAGAATCCTGCATAATAATGGGTACGACGATGCGGCTAAATGCTTATCGGACGTACACTTCGGAACAACGGATTCGGTATGAAAATTAAGTTTGATAAAAATACCATGCCAGACGAGCTATATAATGCACTGCTTCGCCATTTTGTAAACGAAGCGGTTGGGTTAGGCATAGAGGTTAACAAGTTTACTCAATTTGAAAATTGGGTGATTGAATGTACGATAAACTGTAAAGAATCAGTGCATTAATCTGTTGTAGTAATACAACACTGATCCTGTTAATCTCTAGTTGACAGGATCTTGTCACGAGTGTATAATACATATATACTAGCAAACAAGGACTAAAATGGCAGGCAAAGCAAAATCGGTTTATTTGACAATTAACCCAAAAGGTACATTTAAAACAGTTTTCACTAAACTGTTCTTTGACGCAAAGTCGTATAATGAATACGTTAAAACAGATGAATTTAAAGCCAAATGGCCTGCTGAAGAATTTGATATAGTAAAAGAGACATATTAATGACAAATTGGATTACAAGTGACTTGCACTTTGGGCATAAGAACATTATGAACTTTTGCCCAGAAACACGAGCACGATTTAGAAATGATGTTGCCTATATGAATAGCGCAATGGTTGAAGAATGGAACCATCGTGTTCAAACAGAAGACACAGTTTATATCTTAGGTGATGTAGCTTTTATGTCAGGTAGTGATGCAGCAAAGATGGTTAATCGTTTGAATGGCACTAAGATTTTAGTACGTGGAAATCACGATCGCAAAACATTAATGGATGTAAACTTCCGTAATGCCTTTGCTGAAGTACACGATTACTTGGATATTACATATGATGGACACAAGTGCGTCATGTTCCATTATCCGATCGCTGAGTGGGATCAAATGCATAGAGGTGCGTTACACTTTCATGGCCACTTACATGGTGGTAAGAGTGGTTTGGAACAATACCGTTGTTTGGATGTAGGAATGGACTCAACTGGTGAAATTGTTATATCCATGGATCGTGCTATCCGTATGATCAAAGACAAGGAAATCAAAAGCCATCACTAAAACTAATACTTGTGTACTATGTTGACACTTCTTAGTTTTGGTGCTATAATATACACATAGTAAGAAATAAGGAGTAAGCGATGGAACACTTTACAATGGAACAAAGCGGCATAGACGTTGTCCGCAAGGCGCAAGTCTATGCCATGGCTGCTCATGCGGCTGTTGGACAGAGACGTAAGTACACCAACGAACCCTACATTGTTCACCCTGCCGAAGTTGCCAAGATTGTAGCAGGTGTTCCGGGTTCAACTCCTGACATGGTTGCGGCTGCTTGGTTGCATGATGTTGTGGAAGACACTGGTTGCACATACACTGACATCCATATGGCCTTTGGTATCGACATCGCTACTTTGGTTGGCTGGTTAACTGACGTTTCTAAGCCCGAAGATGGCAATCGTGCCCACCGCAAGGCTATGGATCGTGAGCACAGTGCCTCTGCACCTGCTGAAGCACAGACCATCAAGTTGGCTGATTTGATCAGCAACAGTAAGAGTATCATGCAACATGACCCTGCTTTTGCCAAGACCTACTTGGAAGAAAAGAGATTGTTGTTGGCAGTGATGACTAAGGGTGATCCGACATTAATGATAGAAGCTAGAAAGTTTATCGGTGAATAATATGTTTCAAACTAAATTGAAAGAGTACGTAGAATCGTCTAACCTAGTTAACATGAAAGATTGTGGCGACGGTATCTACGTGCTCAAATACAAGAAGAAGGTGTTCTACGATAACTTGTGGAACGAGTACATTGCTGAATGTCGTGGGGCTATTGTGGACAAGGATTTCAACCTAGTGTCGTATCCTTTCACAAAGATCTATAACTATGGTATCGAAAAGGAAGCACCAGTGCTGACTCTAGATACTAAAGTAACTGCTCACCGCAAGGTAAACGGTTTCATGGTTGCTTGTACACTACACAACGGTGAGCTGTTAGTGTCTACTACTGGTAGCACAGACAGCCCTTATGTTGCTATGGCTCGTGAACTGATCGACGAAGCAAAGTACTTAGACCTATGCTCACGCTGGGCAGGTTATACATTTATGTTTGAGTGTGTTCATAAGAACGACCCGCACATTGTTCCTGAAAAGGAAGGCATGTATATTCTAGGCTATCGTGAGAACAAGTGGAACACTCCTATTGAACATGACCCGTTCATGTTAATGGAGATGGGCCGTGCTCTAGGTTGCTTTGTACCAGAAAGCATACTGACTAACATGGCTCAGCTACAAGTGTTGGCTAAGGAATGTCGTCACGAAGGTTATGTATTCTATACTGATGATGGTGTAGGTGCTAAAATCAAGTCGCCGTACTATTTGACTTCGAAGTGGGTTGCTCGCAATCCACGTACAGACAAATTGGTGAACTTGCAAAATGACATCAAGCACAATCTAGACGAAGAATACTTTCCACTAGTGGACGCTATCCGTGCTAACATTGTTGAGTATACTGCTATGGACGAGCAAGCTCGTTTAGTGTGGGTTCGCAACTATTTGGAGACAGTATGATTGATGAAAGTCATTTACCTGTAGCCGAACAAAGCCTAGTGTTCCGTTTGCGTAAGCGAGCAGAAATACGTAGGCAGATCCAAGGACGTAAGTCAGTAGAGGAAGGTAAACCGGATCGCATTGCAGATCTGCTTGAAGAAGCAGCTAACGAGATAGAAAGATTAAAATGCCAAAGTGTTATCAATTAATTGGAGTTCCAGGTGCTGGTAAGAGTACCTGGGTTAAGAATCAAGATTGGGCCCTGGGTCTAACTGTAGTTTCTACAGATTCATTTGTAGAAGCCTATGCACACGAACAGGGCAAGACGTATAATGATGTCTTTACAGAATATATGCCTACGGCAGTGGATCTAATGGCTAAAGTTGTTGTTCATGCTCGCGAGCATGGACACGATATTATTTGGGATCAAACTAGCA